GTCTCCTTGACCACCTCCCCCCCCGGGTTGGGGGTGGAAGGGGCCGCCGGCTTAGAGCCGGCGAGACTCTCCTGAAAAGATGTCACAGCTCTCCAACGGGCTAAAACACCGTTGGGTAGGCTGTGGCTCTATTCTCGCGCGGGGCCTGAAGAAGGCCCACTCCCTATTTAAAATGGGGAGTCGTACCTCGGTTTGAGTGCGACCGACCGAGGACGGCCGGAACGCTCCAAGTGTCCCTCAGTGAACGGTTCAACCGATCGCTTAAGGAAATACTTGAGCAGAGCGCCATACTCATCAATCGTATTGATTGGTGAATTGGCGACGATTACATAACCCTTAACCAAAGGGGAGTGCAATCGTTCACACATTCTCTGAGTTTCATAACCCAGAAAGCTGTGTCGACCCTGCACTGGAGATGTGTCAGCGACAACCGGATAATGTTTGACTATCCGGGATAGCTGTTCATCAAGCCATCGCGTGGTCTGCCAGTAACCAGATTTGTAAAACTGGTTACGAAGCGAGATCCACGAAATGACTCCAGTAGCGTCCCTCAGTGACGAAGGATAACTATGCCTGACACGGACTATAGAAATATCCGTGCCATCATAGTATTCCTTCCCGCAAGACTCTCTGAACTTTCCAGTCCAGAAAGACTTGTTCCTGTTCACCTTTGCTCCGAAGAGCTCTAGTGAACGGATCACTGAATGCACATACTCTACGGGGACAATAATGTCGTCTCCGTAGATTCGCACCCGACCAATATGGGACAATATGTCCCTCCTGGTCAACGGGCGGTTGAGCTCATCTTCGATCCCAATGAAGACACATGTCAAAAAGACCATGGCTTCAATAGGAAAGCAGAGAGCAGAACCCATAGACGCGAACTTGGAGAGGGAAATAATTCCTTCTCCAGGAACGGAAGCCCGTGTTGAACGTGATGCAAAAGCGGCCTTACGCAAATGAGGCCACCCTTCCATCATGCGAAACACGAGCTGCGATGAAACGCGATCTGAAGCTTCACTCAAATCGAGTGTAGCTAGGTCCCCATAACGGGAACCTTCGTATGCAAGTTCCTGGTTAGGAACTTGATCATCCGAACAGATAAGGTCCCGCAGATGGTTAGTTCTGCGAGAACCGGTCACTTTATATGACCGGAGCTCCTCAGAGATAATCTCAAGCAAACCTTGCTGCACGTACTGCATGCAGGTCGGCTCAATTGCGATGATCCTTGGCGTTTTCGCCGTCTTAGGGACTGGAGTGACCTTAACAGGCACTTCAGCCTCAGGTTCCAATATGTCGACAGCATCGAACTGTTCCCAGTACGATGCAGATGGGAAGAGGTAATCTCCGAAAGGAAATATCTCTTCCAATCGAGCTGTCCAGGTTAGAAGGCTGAACTTCTCATTTCCGATGAGACGATCAGCAGTCGCGCCAGGACCATGCTTAGGCAGAACGTCACCGAAGTAGATCTTACGATCTACAGCCGTGAACAGATCCGCAAATAGCATGCTAGAGATACGACCGAACCGATCACAATGATCATTCCAGAGTACCTCCATAGCTCCGACATTATTGTCACACTCAATGAACTCGCGCATAGCCTTTCTGGTCCTTGTATCACTACAAGGCTCAAAAAGCTTGCCGAACATCAACGTGAGTTGACGCACAGCAATAATTGCGTCTATACACGGTTCATCGAGCAACCGCCCGGTGTTGCGGTCGAAAACGCGATCCAGGAAACCCCCTAGAAATAGGGGGAGCCCTGCTCTACACCTAAAAGAGGTGAAGAGACGTAGATCGACCCTGCCCTGGTCAAGCGCTTCTTCAAACGCTTTTCCAAAAGCAGGTAGAGTGATTGTCAGAAATGACTTTCCCTCTGTTTTCGTCCGGGCCTTGACGGTTTTAATGTCAAGGTCGGCGCTAGTGCAACACCAGGTAGCCGTTTCTTGGGCTACCTTTATCCAGAGCAGTAGTAGGCTTTTCAAAAGCCCTCCTTAAATAGAGGTGCATTTTCCTAGCCTACACGGCTGTCTTTCATGGTTGGCTGGACTGCGGCTCTTCAGTAAAGACATACTTACAAGTAGTCTTATGAACCTGGCTAAGTAGGCCAGTTTCACTGATAGCCGCCGCAAGCGCAAATCCAGTCGCCGCAATAATGATTGCAAAGAAAATTACTTGCAACCAAAGCGGCGTCCAAACTTGACGCTTACGACTCTCCATTAAGGAACTTCGCCAGCAGAGCTGACGAAGAAGCCTCGAGAGCTCCAGTTAGACCAGTGTAGAGATCAGTATACTCTGCGTTATCAAAACCATAAATCGGACGATCCACAACCAGGTAGAGACTACCCGACTGTAGATTCGACGAGTTATTGTTTGTGAAAACGTCAGAGATGATCTCCGAATGGTCAACCCGAATAACCGAACGCCGCCGCTTGCCCTCAACATGAGAGACAAGTAGACGGAACTTTTCGGTTTCCGACACATCGAAGGCATAAGTGCTCGATCGGTCGCCAACTTGAATTTTGGCGAACGACTTTGCACCGCCTCCAACCGTGACGGAAATAGGGTCTGCAAGTGCCATGTAGGCATGCTCCTTAGATCTCGATACCGTGAGGTACCGGGTGTTTTAACGACAGTTTAACAACTGTCTATAGCACTCGTTTAATACCAAGCGCTACAGAGATGGCCACCTGGCGCGGAGTCAATCCGTCCCAGGTAAGGCCGAAACCAAAGGGGTTAGCCTTCACCCTGCATTTATGTTCAGTAATGAACTGCAGAGGAAGATTGTCGATAGAATCGACAATGTAATAGCTATGTGTAACGACAACATGCCGCTGCATATAACCATAACGCATAACCAGACCGTCGGTGGCGTAATCCGAGAGATTATCAATTACATCTCCCGTATTACTGAACCAATCGGCAGCCCAGCTCCAGGGAGTCAGATTCCAGACAGTGTCTGGACTGAGATCTAAGCCGAGAATTTTATCGGCATACAGTGAAGCTTTCGTCATACCAGAAAACCCGGGGAAATCCCCAGGCAAATGATATGTGAAAGCACCACTGAAGACATCAGTCGTGACAGTTTTAATGTCACGCATCAGAGTCCCTGCCGGAATTTCACTGATGAGATGAGACGTATCGGCAGCTATGATAGGCTTCCGACCCGTAGCAACAACATCAGTATGAAATTCCACCTGTGGATGGAATTCAAAGCGACGTCTTACTAACTTCCCGGAATCGCGAACGTATTGAGAAATTATTCTCGATGCGTCCCCGGTACCGCGAGCGACATCTTGAATGTCACTCACAAAGGGAAGCCAACCGAATTGAAAACCAAGGAACTCGCCAGCACTCTCTTTAGCAGTTCGCTTAGAGAATGCCTTTTTGGCGGCCTTGATATTCCTCTGCCCGTTAATTATGTTGGGCAGTTTAGGTAGACCTTCAACGTGAAGTTCTCCTAAAGCGGTCGTAAGATCCGCAATTGAATTGGTTGGTTTCACACGCGAGATTGCTGTAGCTCCCTGCTCATTCATCTCTTCTCGGAAAGAAGAGAGTGGATGAATCGGGGGAAACAGATCTGCATGTGGAACTACCGGAAGAGCGGTGCCAGTATACGTTGTACGTATATCAACACCATTTTCACTATACTCATCAAGCAGACTGACAGCGCCTTGTGCGCCTGTCATGTACTGCTTAGCGGTATAGAATTCTCCTCCGACATCACCTATGTTGGCACCGGTACGGTGCTTAAATGGGTGACCTTCCGACTCAGTTATCTGAGTCCCATAAATCTGGCCTCCGTTCCCGACTGTCGTAACGTCGGTGTTCAAATGCGGAGGGAAGTTGTCATGAGATACCTGTCTCAGGACACCTCCCCCGAATTTGGACTCGACACTACGAGTTCGAGTACTTAGGCCAGCCATGGATCCACAACTCCTTTGGATAGTCCCGATCTTCATCGGGCAGGTGTATGCACTGCGTGTCGGCGTTCCCCGTGAGGGGAGCGCC